TGGTTCTTATTCACCTGCAAAACCAGAGCAACGAGAAATCACCTGGTTAAATGATAAAGGTGAAACGGTAAGTGCCAATATTTATGTGCGCAAAAAATCATTTGCCACAGCCAATCTAGAAGCCAAGCATTTTCATTTAGGTGTTGATTCCATCACATCACGCATTGTGTCAAGCATTGTGAATGAAGATGGTTCACTGTTATTTGAAGTGGACGACATCATTGGTAATGACGCTCATGGTCCAATTTGCGACTCATTAGGCATGGCATTGTGGGGCGCCATTAACGAAGTCAATGGTTTTGGGCTAACGCCTGACCCAAAATCCTTACCGCCGACGACGAATTCTGGCACGAGCTTGTCCTCGCAGGCGTCGGTGGAAGAACCGTCGAACATGCCAAGCAAAACCTAACCCACAAAGAAGTCGTGCACTGGATGGCCTATCGTGAAAAGTATGGCCCATTAAGTCTACAAGCTCGTCATGAACTCATCGGTGCTGCACAAATGCACCATATAAACACCATCCATGGTGGTAAAGCCGATTTATCCGAGTTCATGCTATTTAGCCAAGCAGAATCCAAGCAACATCAAGAAGCCAGCATTGATGATGTACTTGTCATGTTGCAAGCCAGTGCCATTAAAACACCGTAGTAATTAAAAATGCCAAGGATGGCACCCACATTGGAGCAATGAAATGTCTAATCGGTCGTTAAGCACATTAACGCTAAACATGATCGCAGAAACAGGCAGTTTTAATGCTGGTATGGATAAGGCCGAGCGATCACTAGACAAAGTGGCTCGGGCGGCTACTAAGCAGAAAAATGATTTAGTGCGCTTAATGGGCCAGATAGACCCTCTTGTCGCAGAGTACGCCAAGCTAGATAAAATGGAGCGACAGCTTCAAAAACATCGAGAGTCAGGGGCGATTGGTGGCAGTGAATACGAGCTTTATGCAGGCCGTTTAGCTCAAATGCGAAGCGAACTGGGTAAAACGGGTTCACAGTTAGACAAAAGTGATATTCAATTTAATAAAGCTGGGCTGTCTGCAAAGCAAATGGCGTTTGCAACAAGAGGGTTACCTGCTCAGTTTACTGATATCGCGGTATCGTTGCAGGCAGGTCAAAATCCTATGACGGTATTCTTGCAGCAAGGTGGCCAGTTAAAGGACATGTTTGGTGGCATTGGCCCAGCGGCAAAAGCCATGGGTTCATATATTGCAGGGTTGGTAAATCCTGCATCGGTAGTGACTGTGGCTGTAGGTGTAATGGCGCTAGCTTATTACCAAGGCAGCATGGAAGCAGATAGGCTGCGTAACTCACTCATCCTAACGGGTAACTCAGCTGGCACAACATCAGATCAACTCATTGAGTCTGCTAAGCGAATTGAAAACTACAGCGGAACGCAAAGACAAGCCGCGGCTGCATTGGCTGAAATTGCGAGTACAGGGAAGTTTACCGCCAATCAAATTGAGTTAGTCGGTTTAGCGGCTGTACAAATGGAAAACGTAACGGGTAAAGCCGTTGCTGACACCGTCTCTGAATTTTCGAAATTAGCAGATGACCCAGTTAAAGCGGTAGAAGAGCTTAATAAAAAATACAATTTTTTAACCGCAGCAGTTTATGAGCAAATCGTCTCATTAAAAGAATCAGGTAAAACTACCGAGGCAGCAGATTTAGCATTTAAATCATATAGCGATGCTATTAATCAAAGAACAACCGAAATCACCAGCAATCTTGGCAGTATAGAAAAAGCATGGAAAGCGATTAAAACCGGTGCATCAATATCATGGGACCAAATCCTTGATATTGGACGAATGGACACGTTAAAAGAAAAGCTCGCTGTAAACACCAAAGAAATAAATGAGCTTATAGCATTAGGTAAAGGCTCGGGTGGTGAAGCTGTACGCCGTGAAAATCTCCTTGCAAAATTACAAGCAGAAGGAAACGAGCTGGTAAAGCAAATTGTATCTGCCGAAAAACTTGCACAAAATCAAGCACAGCGTGCCAAGCTAACTCAAGAGTCTATTGAAGCTCAGCGTGCAATTGCAAAAGTGTCAGACGAAACACTAACCAACGAACAAAAACGCACCAAGGCGACAGCCGAATACTTAAGTAACATAGAAAAAGTACGCAAGGCTGACCCGAATAGTGCGCTGCTTGACCCAGAAAAAATCAAGAAAGACCTCGCATCAATTGATGAAAAGTTCAAAGACTCCGCGACCAAATCTAAAGCATTCGCAGATGACGCAGCAACAACATACCTTATGCGATTGCGTGAAACCCACGCCAGTTTGCAAGGCCAACTTGAGTCAAACGTTAAGCTCACACAATCGCAAAAAGAGTTAGTGCAGTTTGAACAACAAATTGCAGACATCAAAAACAAAGACGTACTTACCGCCCAGCAAAAAAGCTTACTGGCTGAGCAATCGGTTATACGTGCTCAGTTAGAAAAAAATGTCGCATTAGACGAAGAAATCAGCAAACGCAATGAATCCATTAGGCTGCAAAATTACAGCACCAATCTCACCGCTAATCTAGCCGCAGAGCAGCAACGAAATGCAGATAAGCTAGCCGGTTTTGGGTTAGGTGATAAAGCACAGCAGCGATTAACTGACAAGCAAGGTATAGAGCGCAGTATTGAACGTCAGCAAAACAGAGCACTATCCGACAACATTGCAGGTAAAACGACTGATGAAGAATACCAGCAGCAGTTAATTATGCTGAAAGATCATCAAACAGCATTACTAAATGAACAAGATAATTACTACAACGAGCTCGATGCAAAACAAGCGGACTGGACAAATGGCGCCCGGTCATCAATGCAAAATTACATCGACGCAGCCTCAGACATGGCTGGCCAAACGGAAGCATTGATGGACAGTGCATTTGGCGGCATGTCAGATGCACTAGCAAGCTTTATCACAACAGGGAAAGCAGACTTCAGTAGTTTTGCTCAATCAATATTAGATGACCTAGCCAAGATTGCATCGCAAAAAATGATTGCAGGAATTGTCGGTAGTTTATTTCCTGGCTATGCCGACGGTGGCGTAGTTGATGGACCTGGTTATGCATCTGGTGGTTACACCGGTGCCGGTGGTAAATACGAACCAGCTGGGGTAGTGCATAAGGGGGAGGTTGTATGGTCACAATTAGACGTAGCAAGAGCCGGTGGCGTCGCGACAGTAGAAGCTATGCGTAAAGGTTATCGAGGCTATGCCGACGGTGGCGTAGTTGATGGACAGATAGCCGCCAAAACGACATCTGGGATAACGATTAATTTAATTGAGGATGCAAGTAAAGCGGGGCAAACAACACAATCTCAGGGCCCCAATGGAGAACAGTCAGTGCAGATTATGGTCGCTAACATCCGGCGTGGCGGTGATCTGGCTGCAACATTAGAGCAAACATATAGTCTGCAAAGAAAGGGGTTTTAATGCTCAGTTATCCAAGCTTATTACCGTCCCCGCTTTTGTCTGGTTACAACTTACAACAACAGCCTAATTTGTTGCGAACAGAAATGGACAGCGGCCGTTCAAGGCAGCGACGTCGGTTTGTAAATGTACCCAGTCAGGCAGCACTGACGTTTATCTTTACTGAAACACAAGCATCAATCTTTGAGGGCTGGATTGTCCATGGACTATTAGGTGCAACAGCCTGGTTTGAAATTGCACTGAAAACCCCACTCGGGATGAAAACATGCCAATCGAGATTTATCAGTAATCCACTTGAAACATCAACTGTGGTTGGTCAGCACTGGCAGTATCAAGCGTCAGTTGAAATTCTATACAGACCAACGTTAACAGAAGAACAAACGGCAGATGCAGTATTAAACCCAAACACCGCCACAGATTTTGTTTTAGGTATCAAATCTGCTTTAAATAAATATCAGGAGTAACAAACAAATGTCAGGTAATTTTTTTGAGCTTGTTGCAAAACTAGATGCGAGCATTAGCGCTTTAAATACAATTATATCTGGAGGAGCAGGAGACTCGGTTTATTTTAATGAAGAAAACAAACCAAGCATATCAAAAGCAATTTTTGAGAATTTTGCAGAATTACGGTCGATGATCATTGGTCGCCCAGCATTTAAAACAAAATCAGATTTAGAATCATCAACAGGCATGAGCTTAAATAGTTTGGCTGAGGTTTGGGGCGATCCTGTATCAACTAACAACGGCCTTTATGGTTGGAACGGTTCTTCATGGGCATTGTCACCAATAAGTATAAAAAATAGCATAGACACAAGCAATACAACCATACCTGTCAGCGGGTTTGCTGTTACATCAGAGATAAGAAAGCAATTAACCTCAAAGAATTTAGTTGATGTATCTAAAAGCTTAAAAGGAAAGTACATTCCATATAATGGTACTGGGGCAATATATAATAATCCTGATTCTGATGTTACTGATTTTATTCCGATTTTACCTGGGGAGTCCATTGCTATTAAAAACGCGTTAATTAGTAACCCGCAGGGGGTATATAGTTACGACAAAGATTTCAATTGGTTGCGCGTTGATCAAGTTTCAAATGGTTTATTTGTTGGTGTAGAGGGTTCTGCATAT